CCTTTTATAATCTGATTTAAAATGATCTCTAACATAATCCTGCAACCATTGTAGAGGTTGAAAAAAGTCTACTTTAAAATCTCTATAGGATAAATCTTTTGAATTTTTACTTAAAGTATTAGAGGAAATATAACTTTGAATAATGGCATTTTTAATAGTCTTTCTATCAATTTCAAAATTTTTTGGGCAATCAATGCTTCCTGTATATATATCTATTTCTGATAAAACTTTCTTCAACATACCTGAGCATATTTATACTAGGTCTATCATAATGTCAATTTGATCTAGATCAATTAGGAAGTGACTTTATCCCACGCTTTAGTAGTTTCATTCCATTGATAATGTGTACCTGCTTCATGTTCTTCGTCTGTTACTGAAGGTTCATCCCCAGCAGGGGAAACCCATCTAGCTTCTGCCACATTTAAAGTCCAACTAGGATATGGTTGTTTATGAATAAACAAATCATTCTCATCATCATAACTCATCCCTAGTCCAGCATAATTTCCTCTTAGCGGAGTTTTACCATTTTTGTGTACGCCTCTGTAAGTATTAAAAGAAGTTTGTTTCCAAAGAGTATTTTCACCGAAGAAATTTTTACACCAAGTTTCACCATCAACATGTTCATCACTGGGTACATGTTTATTGTCCACAACCACGACTCTTTTTACTATTAAGTGTGTGTCACTGGTAAAACCCGTTGGGTCTATTTTTGATTCTAATTCTGCAAAGTGTGCCATTTTTTATCCTATGACCACGTTCCAGCTACTTTATTTTCTTATTGAGTTTCCATCTCCCACATTCCGGAAGCTGATACCGCTTTACATCCGCAAGCTTCAATTACAATTACTACACCAGATCCACCATCTCCACCCTTTTGGGGTCTACATGGAGCGGGTCCGGGTGTACTATTAGCTTTAGTTGGACAGCCTGATCCTCCGCCGCCT